AACGTCGTAGGGAATAATGTAAACGTCTTAACGACGTACTCAAACGTCGTAGGGAATAATGTAAACGTCTTAACGACACGTTCTAACGTCATCAGCAACGTGACGCAATCAAATTTCTTATACGGTAAACTTCACAACAGTTCAAACGTCGTGTATACGAGTGGTTTACATGGTCCGATCGTGGGTTCGAACGCGATCGCAGCTTCGACGATCACGTCTACGAGTAATATCGTCGTGGGTTGGACGAGTAATTTGGTCGGAAACGTCTTATCGAATACTATAACCGCGACGACGGGTACGTTTAGTAACGTCGTCAGTATAGGTCGGTTTGGTAAAACCATGACCGTAACCGTGGCTTCAAATAAATTCGTCATAAACGGTGTTTCACAAGACGAACTCCATTTGGAACAGGGACAAACGTATGTGTTCGACCAATCGGATAATAGTAATGCGAATCACATTTTTAAATTCGCGGAAGCCGCAGACGCAGCTGGAAGTACGGAGTACACGACGGGTGTGACTTTATCGGGGACCCCGGGTAGCGCGAATGCAAAGACTACGATCGAGGTAGCATCCAATGCCCCGTCCAGACTCTATTATTATAGTCACGGTGAAACAAATTACGGTGGTCCGGTGGTCGTCGCACCACCCTCGTGTTTGAAAACTATTGGTATCACTATGCTGAGCACGGCCATTGGAAATTCGGCCGGTCCTATCTTGAATCTAGACAGAGATCAGATCGACGATGGTTTTGGCGAAAACGGAGATTATATAGGACAAATAAAGTTTCTTGGTCGGAGTACTACGGGTGTACAGCGTAATTATGCAAAAATAACTGGAAAAATAGGTACCGCGACTAATGGTGAGGAAGATGGATTAATAGAAGTCGCGGCACAAAACAATGGTACCATGAATCCACGCGCGCGAATAACGGGCGAGAGTCTAAAGCTCCTAAACAACACGGAACTCGAAATAGAAGATTATACCGATCTAGAACCACCGGACGAGACGACGGGTAATTCAACCGCAATAGATGGATACGGCACGTACACGGCGAGTGCGAGTAGTAATAATGGCGATGCGTGGCAAGGATTTAAAGGTGGTAGTAATTGGAGAAGTGATCACACGGGTGCGGATAAATATAATAATGGTAATGCCGTAAATGGAGAAGCAGCGTCGACGACTATAAGTAGTTCCGCTACAGATGGTGAATGGCTCCAACTCGAACTCCCATATAAAGTTTCCTTGGATTCGATCACGATCGTACGGACGGGTACTCAGGCAGACAGAGGTCCTGGGCGATTTAAACTCGCGGCAAGTAATGATGGGACTACGTGGACACTCGTAAAAGACCAAAGTGGTAGTGATATTACGTATACCAATGACGAGTGCGAGATAAGTAGCATAACGCCGGGTCCGTATAAATATTATAGATTAGTCGTGACTAAATTAGCCGGTTCTCAGGCATCTGTACAGATAAAACATTTAAAATTATATGGAAAAATAACGACCTCGAGTAAAGGGGGTAATACGACCATAGGAGGTTCGGCATCTATAGCTGGTGAGTGTAGTATAGGTGCTCTGGGAAGTATATTTAGATCAGTGCGTGCGATTCAAGTTGATGTTGGAAATATTAATTCCGCGGAAGATGATGTTACAATTCCTTACGGAGTGACGTACCCGAACGTATCTAAAATAATCATAAACGCGACCATAACATCCGAGGCGACAAGTACCGGTCCAGAAGATGATGTATACGCGTGTTCTATACACTCAAAAACAGCAACAAATGCTAAATTGCGTGTTCAATCACTTGGGGGCGTAACCATAGATGCAAATGACGATCTTAAAGCAGAAATCGTTATATTTGAATTACCGTGATACAAATTTCTACCCGAGGATTTAAAACACCCTCGCATAGAAAGAAAGGTTCATTTACTGTGTTGGATACAACACGGTAGAAGAATTACTTCATTTTTGCATAGAGTCCATCATCGCGAGAGAAATGACGCCCACTATAAAGAATAAGACGACGTAGTTACACTCCGTGTCTTCATCTCCATCTCGAGAAATTACGATTCTCTTATTAGATGCAGGGACTACTTCCGCCTGATATGTACGAGGCGCTTGTAGAGGCTCGTCGTCGATTGGACAATACCCTATCATTTATATAACGTTATATATTTATTTCGACGGATCCTGCGGCCTTCTTTTTACGGCGAGGACCGCGTTTCTTCTTATCGGCTGTTATGTTAACTTCTTTGACCTCCCCACCTGTCGATTCTCCCGAAATTGAAACTATATCGGATACGTCGTCTTCTGGTTCACCCGCGTCCCCTGGGATAGACGTCGTGTTCATGGGTGGTGTTGGGGGCATCATAATATTACCCATTAAACTCGAAATATCCATACCTGGTCCCTTCATTTGATATTCCCCGTTATCGTCTGTATCGGTCGCTTCTGGTGCAGAACCACCGCGTGTCGTATTCTGGACAGCCGAAACCATATTCTTTACGAGGTCTGGGTTTTGTTTTATCACGTCATTCATATTAGGCATCACGGATTTAAACATACTGTTTGTGAGGTGGAACATCATGGCGGACCCACCGAGCATCATTATAAGTTTTACCTCTGGGGCCACGTGCATTTTCGTTCTATATTTGGCATACAGCTCTTCGAAAACTTCATCGTAATCATCCACGTTCTCCATCACGTTCTCTGACCACCCTTCGAGTTGGAGATCAAATGGAGAATATTTCTTATTGAGAAATTCCAACCCTGTGACACATGCGATCAACATTCTCCGACTAAATTTAATAGATTTATCTACTTCTATGCTGTATGTAATTCGCTTTACCTCTGTTCTGAGTTCATCTATTGGGGAATATACCGTGAGACGTTTATTGACAGAAAACCCCTTTTTCTCTAAACGACCAAGTTTATTCACGAGGTCGCTCTTCTCTTCGTCTATAGTTGTAAACCCAGGAGACGGGCGCTCCTCATCTCCACCGTACCCACCCATACCAAAATCCATCTCGGGTTCCTCTTCGACTTCTCCGTAATCCATTGGTATTTCTGGTTGAGGTGCCGGAGGGGGTGCTTGTTTATTTGGATTTGCAAATAAATCTATATCTTCTTGGAATTGTTGTGGGGGTGGTTGTGGTCGCGCCTGTGGACGTTTCACAGGCTGGGGTTTCTGAACAGAAATCTGGATTTCATCCATGATCGCTTGTTCATTATCATCGAGTTTCATGACATTCGTATCTCCTCTGTTGAGAATGATTTCACCGTCCATATTACTCTTTATACTGAAACTATTAAAATATCTTTAACGCACTTTACAAAAAATATTGATTAACTATAAATGAAACTCAACAGTACTGATAAAAATGTTATCACCGCTATCGCGATTGTTTTCGCCTTAATTCTCGTTATTTCGGTTGTGCGTAGTGGGTACCAGCCCAAGGAAATAAAGATAAAGACTCTTAACACGGGTTCCATTTTCGATCTCGAAACGAAGGAAAAATGTCCAGGTGATGGGTATTACACGAACAGCCGTGGTGCCGTGTGTGGTGCCCAAAAACTTGTGAAAGATCAAGCGAGCTACAAAATTGAAGGTTAAATCGCGATGTTTTAATCTATACTAATATTAAATGGCTACATTAACAGCACCCAATAGTATACCAGATTTTGAACATGAATATCATACAGTTATTATTGATAACTTAGATCATTCATCGAATACGGATTTTACTGCGTATTTACCAACACCACTAGAAAATATTGTTCAGGCACAATTAGTGGCCGCGACTATGTCTACATCCGGAGATGCTCAGCGTGTTCTTCACATTGATATAGAAGAACTTAGATCTAGAAATACCCAACGCGCGTGTGCGACCACGGGTAATTCGGATACACCATGGGCAGCGAGTGCAGATAATCACTTAGACCACGCATTTGCGAGCATCATGTGTGAGCATAAATTAATTGCGCACGGTGGAGCTCAAAAAGCTGTTTTCTTCAGGAATGAATACCCAATTATTCACCAATACCAAAACCCGATTCGTAAACTCGACCGCCTTACGTTTAACATCGATAAGCAAGATGGAAGCACTGCAGCTATGGGTGCATCTGTATTCGTATTTAAATTCGTGTGTAAAAACCGAAACTCACCTTTCGCACCAGC